AGTGTTTTCGCTTACAAGGCGCACCAGACTCTCTGTATGAGAAGGGAAAGGAGTTAGGTATAGCAGATACCAACCTTTATAAAATGATTGGTAACAGCGTGACTGTGCCAGTAATTAAAGCTATTGGAGAAAGATTATGGATAGATGGTTCTTAATACTTCCAGATATTCTGGTATTTTTCAGTATATTTGGATTTGGATTCCTAGTTGGAGTCTTTTTATCACTTATCGTTGTAATGTATAACATAGTAAAAGGTAATTCTATAACTATTCGCAGAGAGGAGTTCTAAATGGAAGGAAATATATTTGAGATTCAAAAATCTTTAGAAGAAGAAATGGTTTATACTGGAATTGATAAGTTTCAGAAAGAGGTAAGAGAAGCAAAAAAGAAAGGTACAGAATCTATTACCTTGCATGGTATCTTACTCATGAAGAAAACAGTTACAGTTCTTAGTAAAGCCATTCACAAACACATAAATGAGGAAGTGGCAAAACCAGGAAGGATGAAATCGAGTTCACCTTTCCTAGCAATGCTGGATAATGATGTAGCTTCTTTTATCAGTTTACGAGCAATGATGGATGGTATTTCTCATTCCCAAAAACTCATGAATCTTTCCCATCAGATAGGACAAGCTCTATCAGATCAGGTGAGGTTCAATCTTTGGGAAGGAAAAGACAAGAAATATTTCCAAATGTTAGTCAAGAAAATTGGAAAGATTTCTGCATCCAGACATTATCGGAGATATGGATTAATTAGGTCTGCTTCATATCGAATGGGAGAAGAAGTACCAATCTGGACTAAGATAGAAAGGACTCAGGTAGGTCAATTAATGATAGACTTGATAATTCGTTCTACAGGTTTAGTGAAGTTAGGTTCAACTAGGACTAGAGGAAAGAAATATAATTCCTATACCCTTGTTCCTACTCAGGCTACCTTAGATATGATTCAGGATATAATTCAAAGGGGAGAACTTTTTTCTCCTGCTTTTCTTCCTATGGTAATTACACCTAAGAAGTGGACTAATCCAGGAAATGGTGGATATTTAACTCATCGACTACCTTTTCTCAAGGAAACCCATAAGAATGTAAAGAATGAAATTCCATATCATAAAATGGATATAGAATTTGAATGTGTTAATTCACTTCAGGAAACAAGATGGAAAGTTAATTCCAAAGTCCTCAAGGTCATGAAGGAAGCATGGAAAGAGGAAAGAATCATAGGAGGTATGCCAAATCGTAGTGAATTAGTTCTTCCTCCTAGTGATATCCCAAAAGATATGAAGAAAAGGGATATGGATGAAGAAACAAAACTCAAATTTAAAAACTGGAAAGGAAAAGCTACTCAGGTTTATGAAGAAAATATAAGAAGGAAAAGCCAAATCCTTCAGTTCATGAGGACTTTAAATTTAGCAGAAAAATTTGAGAAGTTTGATCATATTTATTTTCCTTATCAAGCAGACTTCAGAGGAAGGAAATATACAGTTTCTTCTTTTCTTTCTCCTCAAGGTACTGAGCCAGCAAAAGCACTTCTCACTTTTGGAGAAGGACTACCTATTGAAACTGAGGAAGAAAAGGATTGGCTTGCAATTCATGGAGCTAATTGTGCAGGAGTAGACAAAGTTTCCTTTGAAGATCGCATCAAATGGGTCTCCGATAACGAAGAACACATTATCAAATCTGCAGAACTTGGTCTTGACTATGATTGGTGGACTCAATTTGATGATGCTTGGTTGTTCTTCGCATTCTGCTTAGAATGGGCTACATTGAAAAGAAATGGCTTAGGGGTACTCAGCTACCTTCCGATAGCTTTAGATGGCTCTAACAATGGTTTACAGCATTATTCAGCTATGTTGAGATGTGAGATAGGAGGTAAAGCAACAAATCTTACTAAAACAGACATTCCACAGGACATTTATCAGGAAGTAGCAGATGTAGTTCTTCGGGAATGTACTAACTTAGCCAAGACAGATGATCCAATAGCTAAGAAGTGGTTAAATTCTGGTCTTATCAATCGTAAGATGACTAAAAGACCTGTAATGGTTGTTCCTTATGGTGGAACTAGGTTCTCTGCTATGATTTATGTAGGAGAATATGTAAAGGAACAACTCAGGAAAGGAGAAAGTTTTCCTATAGGAGAAAATGAATACCTTTCTACATATATAAACTGGATCACTACCTTAGTCTGGAATGCCATAGGAGAAGTTGTAGTCTCTGCCAGAGAAGCTATGAATTGGATTAGAGATGTATCTCAGGAACTCTCTAAAAGGGGATATCCTGTTATATGGTGTACTCCTACAGGACTCTACATCTACCAGCATTACAAGGCTTTTAAATGGAGACAGATCACTACTACCATTGATGGTAAACTCCTCAAGCCTGTTATTCATGAGGAAGATGGAAAGAAGATAGATGTTCATAGATCAGTTAATGGATCAGCACCTAACTTCGTACATTCTCTGGATGCCTCAGCACTAACCCTGACTGTGCATCTATGTAACAAGGAGAATATAAATAGTTATGCCATGATCCATGACAGTTATGGAACCCATGCTCATAACACTCCTAAACTTGCAAGGCTTTTACGAGAAGCTTTTGTGGATATTTATAAGAACAATGATGTCCTGAAAGATTTTCACCAAGCTGCATTGGAAGTCCTGGATGAAGTTCCAGACCCACCAAAGCAAGGAAAGTTGAATATTCACGAGGTGTTAGATTCACCTTATTTTTTCTGTTAAAATTCTTTTTACCTACTCTAGATATGGAAAGGCAAATATGGAAGCTATAGAATATCAAGCAATAGAGATATTAAAGTCAGGAGAACCTTTACCTGTAGATCTCTATATAGAACTTAACAATTCTGGAATAGACCCAGAATATCTCATAAACATTTTTACAAAGGAGGAAACAATAGAAGAAGAAGAAATAGAAGATGGATTAGATCCAATACAAAGAGAAATTCTAAATGAATTCTCTGATTATCAATCATATAATATATAATATATAATAAGGAGAACAATATGGCAGTAGAAAAATTAGTAAGTCCAAAAGCAAAATGTAAATGGGTTAATGTAAAGAGACCACATCCTGAATATGATGTGTTTCAGATTAACCTGCTTCTTCCAGTTAAATCAAAGGAAGCAAAAGATTTGATGGGAAAAATTGATGGGTGGATTGCAGATGAAGTTTCTTCTTCAGGCAAGAAGGCATCAGAGTTCCTTCCTTACAAAGAAGATGGAGATGATATCCTCTTCAAGTTCAAGCAGAAAGCTACTATCAAGGGAAGAAATGGAGAAGTCCGTGATGTCAAGATCATGGTTGTAGATTCTCAGATGAAGCCCTGTAACGTAGATATTGGTTGGGGATCAACAGTAAAAGTATCATATTCTCCAATACAGTATACTGTAAATGGAAAGTCTGGTGTAACTCTATATTTCAATGCAGTTCAGGTTATTGATCTGGTTGAGTATGAAGGTACTGAAACATCAGGATTTGCTAAGGAAGAAGGTTTTGTAGCAGAAGAACCTACTGAGAATCCTTTTGTAGGAGAAACTGTTTCCAGTAATGATGATGAGGATAATGGCGATTTTTAATCGTTATAGATCTGATTTAGAAGGACTAGTTGCAGATCAACTAGAAAAGCAGAGAGTCAAGTTTATATTTGAACCTAGTAAAATAGAGTATATGGTTCCAAAAAGATATACTCCAGACTTTCTGCTTCCTAATGGTATTTTAATTGAAGTTAAGGGATGGTTTAAATCTGAAGATCAGAGAAAACATAAGTTAATCAAAAAACAACATCCCGAACTTGATATCCGATTTGTATTCCAAAAATTAAAAAACAAAGTTCAAGGAGGAAGGTTTACTTGTGAGGAATGGTGTAAGAAATATGACTTTCTATATGCCGAATCAATAGTACCTAACTCATGGATA